ATTTGGGAGGGGGGTGTAATTTTAGCGCACCCCCCATACCCTAAAGTTTACGGTGATACGGGAGTAATAAAGTTTTAAAGTTTCTCAGTAGGGCAAAGTAAACTCAAATTAGTAAATAGTTTCTCGAAAAGTTTTGATCTTTTCTAAAACTATAGGATAATAATGGAGCGTAAGTGCCTACGAGCAACTTGTAAATGAATAAGAAACTAAAAATTCAAACGAAATTGTAAAACACAAACAAATAGTTTTTTGATTTTAACTTTATTAAACACAAATGAATCGAATTAATCTAAAACTTTTGTGTTAATCTTTTGTTTCTTTAACAAACTTGTAAAATTTGTTTTCGAAATCGTTTTCTACAATTTCGTCAATTGCTCTTTCAATTTCTTCATTGAATTCTTCATCAGACAATGAATCTGAAACCTTTGCAAACCTTGCTAAACGACCGCTTGAATCGTGATTGTTAAGCATGTCAAATCTGTACCAGTTCTCTCTATCATCTATGGGGTCATAGGGATTATCGAACGTGGTGAGGGCTACTTGTCTTGCCATAATAGGGATAGTCACTTCCTTATAGTACGAATAATGGTGTAAAAATACCATGGTGGTAAATAGGTAATTCATATTACTGGGCTGTAATAAAGTCCTAAAATAGGGGGCAAAAATGATGTTTTATATTCTAACCATTTATATTTGCCTTTTCAAAGGTCTCTGTTAGTTTGTTTATTTCTGTATGGTCAAACTTTTTGCATTGTTTGGAGAAGATGGTATAAGCCAAACGACATTGATGTTTTTCACTACAAAAAGTACATCCTTTCTCAAGTGCATTTGTAGTTTCATCTCCGTAAAACAACGAATTTAAGCTTATACTCATTTTATATTCCTTCTTTTATGCTATGAAATTGTATAGAGAGACTTACTATGCAAACCCGTTTCTAAATCACCATTAAAAATATCAATTATAAATACTTCGATACCGTGGAAGAAGAGGTGCCAACTGCTTTCGCAATCTGTTCCAAAGTGTAACCACGAGCCGCAAGTGCTTTGATTCTTGAAATCTTTGCTGAGCTAAGCTCCTTACGGTTACGGGGGGTAGCTTTTTCTTTCAAAATATCCATATCCGCATATTTAATAATACGGGTAAGGAGATTCTCAGATACTGCACCGGCTTGAATCGCTTCCCATTCCTTATCTGAAATATCAATAGATGTTCTATGCGCGCCAATTCTTTGTCTTGCTTGGTTCAATGCTTGCTGACTGAGCTTTTTATCTTCAGATTTTGTAAGATCATTAGAAGCACGCTTAGCATTCATAACGGAGTTAGCTACTGCCTGCGCCTGCCTTTCACGAGGAGCATTCTTTTCCGAATTGTTAAGTTTGGATTTAAGAGATGCCACTTGAGGCTCATAAGCTTTTTTCGCAGAAGCATTGTATTTAAGGTTCCCCGTAGATATCATTTCTTTGCGTGCTCTATTAGCTAAAGCTTTCATCTGATTAGCATAATTACCATACAGATTTTCTTGAACCGTACCAGAAGAAAGGGTTAAAGCATTATTTGTTTCGGCCATTCTCGTAGATTCCTGTGTACGCATAACGACTTTACCTGTGTCTTCGTACTTATATCGAGTTTTACCGGTTTTAGGATCTACATATGTTTCGTAAACGTATTCGCCTTTTTCATCCTTAATATATTTGCCATTTTCATCTTTCTTTTTGATCTTACGACGCTTTTCATAATATAAATTATCGGAGATTTTATAAGAAAGAGAACCGTCATCATTGATGATTGGATCACCTTGTCTTTTTGGAACTTGAACGGGCGATTTCGCACGAGATATCAATGTAGATACGCCACCATGAGGCTTACCATCTAAACCGATTGTTTCTTGGTAGCGACGTCTAAGTGCAGGAATATCATTGTCAATTTCGCTTTGTTTATAGTCGAGTTTATGCTTTTCGGCATCAATAACGACCATAGAATGCCGAACAGCTTTTGCCAGATCTTCTTCAGGTGCGCCTTTTAATGTCATATCAGTGATAAGGTTTGAAATCCTACCCATTTCGTTCTGAGTGTTTCTCATAACCTTAAAAGTTCCTTCGGGTTTTCCACCATATTTGAGTTTGGGATCAAATCCCTCAAGCCCTTTTAATGGATGAGTAGAGGTTATGTGAATTTTGCTATCAGGATTATTACAAGGAATAACCATGACGGTATCGCCATCGAAGTCGGCGCCTGATAATCGAGCAGCAACTCTACTATTAATACCAACTGCATCCTTAGGAAGCTTGCCCAAAACTTGGTTGCCTTCTTTTTGCTTGTTATTAACTTTGAGAATCGGTATCTCAAAAGTTCCTCCATGAGGATATCTAACAAGTGCAACCGTTTCACCATCGGTATATTGCGGAGCATAAACCTCATTATCTTTGATGGAAGTAAGAGGAATTATTACTTGCCACTTCTGACGAGGTAAAGCTGCCGCTTTAAGATGAACGGCAGATGTATCGCAATCATCAGCAAACGATTTTAAAAGAGCTTTCTTTACAGTTGGATTTTCGAGAGCAACTATTTCTTCATACTCAGCAGCCTTATCTTTATAAGTAATATCAAGCTGAGATTTAATCAGTTTCTTGTTTTGCTTAGCAAGGAACTGAGCAGGGAGTTTATCAGCCCAATCGCCCCAGTCGCCTTCTTCGGCTCTTTTATTTATCAATGAAAGACGTCTTTCGCCATTTTTGTCATAATAATAACTCTGACCGCCTTTTTGTTTATCGGGATCATGCGGATCGACTACACCATCTTTAATCAAAGAACCAAAAGGATTATCAGGATCTTTGGAAATGGTTTTAAGAACAGAATGATTTTTGTCAGGACCGCAAACGGGCGTTCCAGATGGTTTGTTGGTATTAAATATCACATCGACACCATCAGGCATATCATCTTTATAGACAGCCATTCCTTTGATGTAATGAGTTCCATCAACCAGAATACGAACCTGTGCATAAGAAGAATTGCCAAGAGACAAATCTTCAACGCCTCTTCGAATCTCAATAAGACCATCTTTGTCAGAACCGCCTTCATCGCCGTAAACAACTTTTAAACGTTTGGAATCCATACTTTCGGGATAAACCCAACGAGGATCAAACGTTTCACCGCCATCATGAGATACATAATCGTTTCCAATAAGATGAACCTTATCAAAATTCGCAGGGTCTTTCAGAAAGCTTTCTTTAACATCTTCCGTACAAAGAACCTGACGGGTAGTGTATTGTCCTTTGTTATTAATCTGAGGAATGTAATAGGTAAATTCCTGATAACCGTCGAGTTTTAAAGTCGATACAGCTTCTTTCAGGCGTTCCTTGGAAATACCAAGCTCTCTTTCGACTCCAACACCAATATCAACAATCTTATGTTTGTCAACTTCGGATTGTAAAATATCAATCGTTTCAGAAATAGCATTTCTTTTACGGTTGGTATCTTCATTGAGAAGAGCTCTTACAGAAGAATCATTTTTATAGCCCATTATTCTGGCAATTTCCATTAAAGATTTTCCTTCTTCACGAAGAGCGATAGCTTGAGTTACCTTTTTATTACGTTCTTCAGTCTTAAGTCTATTCTTCAATGCTTGGAAATCGCTTCTTGACATCTTGAAATATTTGGCAATTGCTGTGTCCCCAGAATATTTTCTTCCGGTGTCAGGATCTGTAAAAATAAAGCCTTCCTTTTTGAGCTGTTCCACACGCTCTAAGAAATTAGCATTTCCATGTTGATATGGATTCTCGCCACTTCCTTTGGGATATCTACCAGAACCTCGTCCTGGAGCACCATCTTCGACGCTGACGCCATAGTGCATTAAGCAATCTCTGATTTCCTCAAGAATCTGGTTCATAAATATCATTCCTCTCTTTGAATCTTGGTTAGTATTTTATCGAACGTAATAATCTTATCCATAATGGGCACGACGTCTTCCACCGTAGGCTTATGAATAAGCACTTCATTTGATTGATACAACCGCAACTCAATATCAATTTCAGAAGGCTTCTTATGGTATTCCAAACAAAAAAGAGCAGCATAAATCATAAGCTGCTCAATGTGTGCCGGAATCGTACCGGTTTTTAAATCATGAATTCGTAACATATTATTTCTGAAACAAATTGCATCTGCGGTACCGAAGCAATTCTCAGAATAACATAAAATCTGTTCGGGCGTCATTTTAAACCCAACAGCATCATTAACATACATGTTCAACGTTTGCTGAATATCAGGTAGTTTCTGCCCAAGTCTGATACAATCTGCTGCAAATGCATGTAAGATTGTACCTCTCAATGCAGCCTGTCGTCTTGTGTAAGCATCTATGAGTTTTTCATCGTCATAATTTATCCAATGGTATTGACTTGCTCCTAAGAATGCGTGGCGCCCCTCAAGATTCGAATGATAGTTGAAGTTCATAGAGCACCCTTTCCTCGTTCTCAGGAAATATAAATGCTGAAAACGACATGTTATTCATTTTGTCTACATAATAATCCTGATTTGGTCTATGAGAAGATTCTGGATCTCTTTTGATTTCTAAAGTAGCCCATCTTTCTTTCCACAATAAAAGCCAATCAGGAATTCCCTGTATGTAATTTGCATCGAGACGAATTATCATACAGCCGGGAAACATTTCTCTAAGTCTATCGCAAACTTTAGTTTGATAACGACTTTCCAAATCTTTCGCCATTTGTTTTCTCCTTTCTAAACAAAAAGAGAGGAAATGACACTGTAAAAATACAACTTTTCTCCTCTCATTATAGGGAATGTTTTTCTCGCGCGAAAAATAAGAGCCCATGTCAAACTCGACACAGGCTCGTTACGGTTATTTAATTATTAATAGTATTCATCATAGTCTTCATCACCGTAACCGTCTAATTCATTATCTTTCAAATAATTTTCATTTTCTCTTTCTAATTGATGATACGGAGTGCTTTCTCTTACTCTACTTCCACAAATTGGGCATTCATAATATCCAGACAAATCGCCTCTTGTTCCTTCGATATAGTTCATGTATGTATTACAATCATCGCAATGAACAAATAAATTTTGATCGTTTCCGCTATCCGGATAAGCCGCAGCCAATTGAACCAAATCTAAAATATCAAGATCAAATGATTTGCTCAATCTACGGTTTTTCTTATGTCCAAATCCGAATCCATAATCCAATCCGTTATCATCTTTCTTTTTACTCATAATCTTTTGTCTCCTTTCTAATTCTGCTGTTATTATACAGCATATAGATATAAATGTAAAGAAGACAAAGAGCTCTCTTCTCCTTCCATAATAGTAGTTGTATTTTGTACGAATTCATGATATAATACTCTTGAAAGGAGCGTTGATGATGAGCGATAGATTTCCAAATACAGAATGGTGGTGTGATAGGTGTGGAGCCTATCTAAATATCCAACCAAACTTCGACGATCATAAATACATTTGGAAGTGCACTGAATGCGGTTTTAAGAATAGCATTTCCAAAGACAATATCTATGGTTCGCATGAGGATTTTTTTAATTCAAACAATAATTGAGAGTCTTATTCGAGGCTCTCTTATTTTTTGCAGAAAATGTCTTGCTGGCCAAATGCCCACTTTTTTTTCTTACTTTATATATATTATTATACTTTTTCTTAAATAAATAGAAAAATATCTGGCCATCTGGCCAATTACCCTCAAAAACCGCATAGATAAGCCATTTTTGCTGGCCACTTTGGGGTCTAAAAAGTGGGCAAAAAGTGGGCAATTGACCACCTTGTAAAATATCAAGCCAAAAAAGAGAGGAGATGTGACTCTCCAAGCTCTTTTCGGAACATTATTTTAACAATTTCAAATCATTTAAAATATCAACTAAACGCTCTCCAGTTTGCTTTCTTTTGCTAATAGTTGCCAGTTCATCGCTCGACAGTTTGTGCTTTAATCGTAAATAACAACCTAATGAACGATCGTAAACATGAAGCTCTTTATCTCGTTCAACCTTTTCGAGTCGCCGATTTACCCGTGCTCTGTTGACATGTCCAGCTATAGACAAGCCAATGGGCACAAGCACTACAGCTCCTGCAAGGGTTACTTTCAATGCGTCCGCACCATGTTCTCTAATCCATTCCTTTGCTTGCTCACACTTTTGTTCGCGTTCAAACTTCTTTTGCTTTTTTCTGGCTTCTTTATCCATATCCACATAGATTACTTTTGCCATATTTTATTCTCCTTTCTAATATCAAACAATATATGTTCCATTATAGAAAAGGTATAAATTGCGCAAAAAAGAGAGGGAATGTTAGACAAACCCCCTCATTTTTTATGCCTTAGTTGAAATATTAAATTGCCGAAATGCCTCCGATAAATCCGAGACCGTAGAAGATGCAAATTTTGCAACGACGTTGGTTAGCTCTTGACAAGCTTCATTCAGTTCTTCCCATAAATCTCCATGACGAAGCATTAAATCATCTCCAAACTCGTCCATTTTTCCGATCGATCAAGACAATCCGTTCGCCTAAGTCGTAACCTGCCAAATCACAAATATTCCGAATAGAGTAAAGAAGCTTGTGGAATCGCTCGTCCTCATCATCCTGAATATTCTTAGTAGCCTCATAAGCCGTTGGGTCAGGATATCCATGATCATTTCGTCGCGGGTCGTTTCTGTTGCCTAACAAAGCCATTATTTATGTAATTCCTTTCGCTTA